GTCAGTTTATGAAAAGCAGAATCGTCCGTCACAGCGCACCATCCTGGACCAGGGCCAACATCGATTGGCAGGCCAGGATGCGCGCGAAATGAATAAGAATGAGGCTTATGGCAACCCCACAAACCCACGCCCTATCACCATGTTGGACGGCTCTAACAAGCTCAAGTATGCTCAGTTCATATACCCGCTTGCGACGCATTTGAAGAAATTTGAATGGTACGCATTTGGGAAGACGCCTGTAGAAATAGCCGCGCGCATGGTTGAATTGTGTGAGCAGTGCATTCATTCACTGGGTGAGACTGATTTTAGTCACATGGATGGGAATGTAGACAACCGACCACGTATCTTCGAACGCAGAATGATGATGGGCCTCTTTAGCTCCGAACACCACGGAGATTTAGATGACATCCTTAGGAAACAACATCATCTCAAGGTTCGAACACCACACGGGGTCAAATATGATACCGGGTACGCCCGGGGGTCAGGTTCGATGGAAACTTCATCGTTTAACACCACTTTGGCAGCTTTTTGTGCTTATCTTGGTTACCGTATGACTGTCTTCAATGGCACTTATATGGACCACGATACAGCCTATGCCAGCCTTGGCATGTATGCTGGGGATGATGGTGCATCACCTGATGCCGATAAGAAAGCGCACGAACGTGCAGCCATGCTTATGGGCCAAACCCTCGAGTGTATTACTAGGAAAGTAGGGGACATGGGTGTGTCCTTCTTAGCCAGACGTTACGGGCCCGACGTTTGGTATGGTGATCTTAATAGTTGCTGCGATTTACGTCGCCAGGTGACTAAATTTCACCTCACCACCAATTTACCTAGTAATGTCTCACGAGTAATGAAACTCCGTGAGAAATCCTTCGCTTTCGAACTTACAGACAGGAATACACCCCTGATCGGCGATCTAGTCTGTAAGGTATCGGAACTCTGGGGAACATTGAGTACTTTCAACAACGCAATTGGTCTGTGGAACGTTGTCAGCGATGGCAGCCAGTACCCCAATTACGAAGCTTGTTGGATGGTTGACCTGTTGAATACAGATATACCGGAATTCAATTATCGTGAATTTCGAGATTGGTTAGAGACAGTCGACCAACACACAATTTTCCAAGCCCCATCGTTTATGGAACGACCCGCTCCTATTATTACCAAACCAGGTATAGTAGTTGTAGACGGCGATATTCATATAAATGAACCCCAGCGAAAGCCCTCAGACGCGTCTAACGCCAGCACAGCTCCTGCTACTTCAAGCACCACCACTCCTAGCCAGGGACGAGATGGTCGGAAGAAACATCGCCCGCGTGCTCGCAAGAATAGACCGAACGACGGGGAAAATGTGCCCAGCGTGTCGCCAAAGACACGACGAGGTAAGCATACTCCTAGAAGATCTCAGAAATCTAACGTCGCAACACCAGCTCCAGACTCCCCCAGGGTCAGAGTCGAGCTCGCCCCTTTCCAACGTACAGGAGGAAGAGGAAGAACCGTAGTTAAGTGAAAGATAAACTAACTTTGGTT